TTTTTTATGGAGAGTTGTCCGAGAGGCTGAAGGAGCATGGTTGGAAACCATGTATACGGGTTTTGCCTGTATCAAGGGTTCGAATCCCTTACTCTCCGTTTTATTGTCTCTAGTTGCTTTCCATAGCTTCCCGGAATGCTGGTATAAAGGCATTTCGGGATTTTTGTTTCCTTTTATTTTCGGTTGTTTTTTTCCTCCGGTGCACAAAATGTGCACAAGCTAAAGTCTCGAAAGTGCTTGTAGCGTCTGGGATACCTGCTCTTTTCTTTGATCTTCAAGAAGATGAGCGTAGACTTTTTGAGTGATCATTGTATTGGCATGCCCAAGTCTTTTTGAAATATAGTTAATGTCAACGTGATTGGCAATCAAATAGGAAACGTGAGTGTGTCTAAGCCCATGGAAAGTAATCGCGGGGTAAATGTCTAGAGCCTTCTCGATCGTCCTTAGATCCTTATTAATTGCCGTGCTCGATAGCATGTTATGCCGTATGCTGCGAAATAATAGTTGTTTGCTATCACGATATCCCTGAGCAACGTATACCTCTTGCTGTTCCTTCTTGAGACGTAAAAGCAAGTCTGCAAGTTCTCTCGTGATGTCGATGTCACGTACACTTGATTTGTTCTTAGTAGCAGCAAAGCCGCTCCCATATCTGTGATCCCACGTTCTGTTAATGTGTACAACGCGCTTTTTAAGATCAACATGATCCCACGTGAGTCCGAGAACTTCAGAATACCTAGCTCCGGTCAGTGCCCCGGTTGCGATGATGTAGTAAGCAATATGCTCGTAGTCTGCAAATTCTAGGCAGTAATTGACGAGCTTGCGCAAATCCTTTACTTGCAAATATTTGATGATTCCTGCTTGGCCTTCATTACCAGTGAGGACAACGTTATGAGTGAAGTTAGTATATATTATTTGGTCATCGACGGCAGAATCAGCCATTGAGCGAACATAGCCATTCAATTTGCTGACTGTATCTTTAGCCCTTTTTTTGCCAAACTCATTGATAAATGCCTGCCAGTCTGATTTTGAAATTGATTTTAGTTCACGGCTTTCGCCCCAGTAGGCTAATAACTGTTTACGAATTGTTTTATACCGGGCTTCGGTGATACGAGAATGCTTACCAGATTTGTACAGCTCAATCCATTTGTCCCAGTAGTCGATTAACGTTATCTTGTTAAGATCCAAATTTGCACCGCGATTATGCTGACGTTCGACTTCGGTTGCCGCTATATCAGCAGCTTTTTTTGAGGGGAAGCCACCCTTGTTGACATACTTGCGTGTTCCATCATTATCCTTGTAAGAGACACGATATTGCCATTTTTTGCCACGCTTACTAATACTGGCCACATTTACACCTCCTTGTGCTACAATACAGACGGGTACTATTGCACCTAACCATGCAGTCACGTTCTGTTAGGCGTCTACCCATTCGCTTGGGTAGGCGCTTTTTGTCGTTACTTTCTCCTACTTGCTTTTTTCTTGTTAAGCGCCTCGTTTACGTTACTGAGTGGAATATCTTTGATGAATCGTTTCTCTCTAATTCTAGAAAAGGGGACAACGATCTTGTAATTTAGTTCTGCTTTTTCTTTATCACTGAAGACTTCGGTGTTTGAAATGTCTAGGAGAACTGAGTGCTCATATTTTTTGATAGGTTCTCCTTCGAAGTTTTTCCAGCTTTTTTCGCCAAACTTATAAGAGCTTACTGTAACTGGCTTCATAGGCTTTACCTCCTACAATCTGTGTGGCTTCTTGTGATATATTAAGTGAATGAAATTCATGCAAAAAGAAATTGGGTGAATCGTGATCATGATTAAGGATTGTGATATTAAAAATTTTGTTTCGAAAATGACATACTGGGAACGCGTTAATGTCTGCATGAGCGATTATTTATTAGAATTTCCAAGTGCAAGCAGAGAAGAGGCTTATAAGGATACCATGGTTAATGAGGTTACGGATGATGCTTCGGTTGAATATCATCTAGAAAAGCTCATTCGTTTGGGTTAGTTGTATCGCTAACCAATTCAACAACGCTCCCTTACATTATAAAAATGTTAACTTTTCGTGTTAGCTTGTTGTCACTTCTTCAGCCTTGTGTTACTATAGCTAGCGAGATGAAGAGTATGCCTATTATTTCATCTCCTTATCTAACTCTCGCTTGATATCAGGCGTGTGCAAAGTTGATATCTTGTCACAAAATCTGTCGCTTGCCAGCAGGCGACTAATCAAGTTGCTGGCTAGAACAAAGGCTGATTATGTGTCAGCCTTTTTTTGTAGGGAGAAAATGATGACAAATTTGGCGAACGGACATTTTTATATTCTCAGCAGCAGGTATATCAATTCTATTGATCCTGATAGATCGCATCACGTTCAGTCAACTAAGGGTGGTCAAAGGCCGTTTTACCTGACGATGGAATGCCTCTGGGATGCTAGCTTTTACTGGGTGATTCCTATTGGACATGACGTAAGAAATAAATACTTAAGGTTATCACAAAAACGTCCTGATTTAGTTCATCATAGCAAAGTGCGCGGTGAAGACTCATTTTATTTAATTAGTAACATGATACCGGTTAAAAAATCGGCATTTGTTAGAGAGTTTACCTCTAATGGCAAGCCGATGGTACTTGGTAAAAGCGAACAAAAAATAATCGCTAAAAAGGTGAGAAGGGCTGAAGCCTTGCTAAGACAAGGCAAGCCATTGTATCCAAATAGTCCTGACTGGTATAACTATGTGGTTCTCAGTCTCGGTAGTCTTTAACCTCCTCGGCCAAAATGGCCGGGGCTTTTTTGTATCCAGCCAACGCTCAGTTAAACTGCTCGACATCTTGATCATCGTCTTGATCACTAGCGCAAGCGGTTGTTGCGCCAGCCAACAAAACAATGAGTAAGATGGCAACTATCTTTTTTAGCATGATGACTCACATCCTTTATTTGGTATGCGATACAAGCCCCACTCTCCGGCTTGCACGGAGACGCCGCTTGCATGGGGGAAAGGCGGGAAAATTGTATAGTAGCAATGTCAAGGTTAAAGCTCTTACTGTGTGCTATTATAAACGTGAACACATTTCACGCTTATTTTCTTAAAGTGAATTTATGTCATTTCAAAACTAAGGGGTGTACATTTTTATGAGAAAACATTTTGCAAGTGATGAAATTCTTATTGAACTTCAGGAAATTTCACAGAAGTTAGATATACTGAATCGGGGTCTACAACGGATTGGAATTGACACAAGTGCGCGTGGCGATGACCAGGGAATTCCGGGGATTCCATTTGATTTTGAGAATGATATCAAAGTAGCTGCGAAGCAATTAAATTCAAAGTCTGAATAGATTGTGAGTCCGCTCTAGACTTCACAATGCTCAAGTATTCGTTCAGGCCATTATCATAAGGAATATCCCGTAAGTAAGGTACGAATGACCAGAAGCCTTTCTGCGTTGACGCAAGGTGAAGTAGTCTATAAGCAATATAACGATTTACCTCTCTATCTTCATTTTGTTTCTTCAGATACTCGTTGAGGTCGGAACCTTTATTTGACAAGTCCGTAGTCCTCACATGTCTTCGTTTTTTTAACTCGTTTTTACTATATTCCAAGAAATGATTGGCATATGCCTTCTTCCTGCGGTCGCTGTCCAAGCTCCAACAGTTTTTAAGACGCCTAAGAAATATGTGTGATGACAATTCACACATGGTTTCTTCAAACCATGTAGCAGGAGTGTTGCCTTCAACTGCAAAATGTATCAACTCATGCGAAAGTTGATACACGTTTTGACAATAGTAGGCGCTGCCCTTTGTCGCGAGTACAATAGCTTCATGATTGAATAGTGTTATGGGAAATTGACGATTATTGTCATTGGATATGATCATTCTCCGATTTAGATCAACTGGTACCATGCTGGCAAATTCTGCCAGTAAGTCATTCATTACATATGCCGAGTCTTCAGGCGTGTGGGTGTCATCATCAGTGGCGATTAACCAGTAAGGACTTATGGTAGACTGAATCATTCTATTATTAATTTTAACCATCTCTTATTTGTTCTCTTGAGCGGACTTTTATTTTTCCAGCTTTAATCTAATACTGCCGCTTGCGTGGGGGAAGGGACTAATTGACTTGTGCAGAAAAAATAAACGGGGTTTCCTGATTATCCATTTTGAATTCAATTTGTACTTTGTCTCCAACTTTTATAGGCTGAGAAAAGTTTGCCCAAAAAGTAGTATTAGATGAACGCCCAATTGAAATGCTGTCTTGTCCCTCTTGCTGATTTACAATCGTGGCTGCTACGTTGTCAGGACCGTAAACTGTGAAATACTGTAGGCTAGGTAGAAAGCCATCATCATCAGCATAATTAATGTAATTGAATGTGAATTGCACAGATTTCTCATTAGAGATTGAAAGAGACTGCATATCGCTGTTAACTAGGGATTGTCCATGATCATCGAAAGTCTTTGTCGCAGAAGTTAGCTTCAAGCCAAAATACTTTTTACCATTCAGCGCCGCGATTGCTTCCTCGTTAAGCCCAAATGTTTTTGATTCTTGTTCCGCGCTTGAAGAGCCTTCAGATTCGTTACTATTAGATTTTTCTTCTTTTAGTTGCGACTTTAGGGATGCGATATCTTTTTTAAGAGATGAAATTTTTGAGCCATCTTTTGATGAAGACTGGCTCGTGGTACTACTACATGATGCGAGCAGCAAAGCAGACATCAGTGAAAAACCAACTAACAGAGACTTTTTCATAGTGAATTCCTCCAAAGCAGCTTTTTGCGTCGATCAGGGTTTGGACGTGAGATTAATTGAATGCATATGACCCAACAACTTTACCGATCACATCAATATTGTCTGTGTCGTCAGCGTAGAAATCTGGGTAGATACGTTCGCCAGTTTTTTCATCTACGTCATCATTCAATGACCGAAGGCACAGACGGTCTTGCTCTAATATCAGCTTTTTGATGAATGTCATGTCATCAATGTCAACTACAGCGATCATACCGTTAGTAACATCTTGTGTTTTCTGAACAAAGACAAATTCGCCATCCTCGTAGTAGGGAGACATACTGTCACCGACAACTTTAAAGCAGTAATCGTAGTGAGACGGGATGGCACTGTCTGGAATCTTAACCGTGTCCATTGGTTCATAGCGATCATCATTAAAGGCACCATATCCAGCGGCCACAATACCATCAACCTCAACATTGAACGCTGGCTCATCAAGATTACGTTCTGCGTGTGCCTCATCTAAGCTGACAACGTTGTCGGGTTTCTGCTGCTCATTGAGCTGCTTCTCTGCGTACGTGTAGACTTTCTGCTGACGTGCAGGGTGAAGTTGAACCACCGTGTCATGAATCTTGTCCACAACGGTGTCAGCTTTCAGACCCATTAAAACTTCTGGTTTAATATCGAGGGCATTTGCTACCTTTGCAACTACTTCAATTGGAACCTTTTCGATGTCTCCTTTTTCATATCGAAAAACCGTTGATCTAGAGACGCCAATTTTGGCGGCAAGAGAATCTGCGCTAATGCCTTTTTGCTTACGAATAGTTTTCATTCGTTCTCCAACGTTCATATATGGGACCTCCTGTATGGCTATAATTATAAACCCACGTCGCAAAATTGCAACAATAAAAGTCGCATATTTGCGATTTTTATATTGACAATTGCTTATAAGGGATTTATGCTTAGTTCATCAAGTCGCAGGAATGCGACAGAAAGGAGAATCATATATGGTTAATGTGAACTTGGATCGTTTAAAGGGACTTATGACAGAACGACACGTCACTCAAGATTCTCTAGCTTTAGCATTAGGGATCGCGAGAAGCACATTATTTCGGAAAATGCAGCGGGGTGGAAAAGACTTCACGGCACAAGAAATATTCAAAATGATGCAATTCATCCCTCTTAGCGATCAGGAAGCAATTGATATTTTTTTAAAGAAAAAAGTCGCAATAACGCGACCTAAGGAGATGTCAGTATGAACGAACTACAGGAATTCAATTTTCAAGGCAACCAGCTTCGAACGGTATTGATTAATAGTGAGCCGTTCTTCGTAGGCAAAGATGCCGCGACAGCAATTGGATATAAGAACTTTCGGGATGCGCTCAAGACCCACGTCAAGGCAAAGTACAAAAGGGAGTCGCGAATCACGACCCCCTTCGGAACTCAAACGATGACGGTAATCTCCGAACCTGGCCTTTATCAGTTGGCTGGCGAAAGCAAGTTGCCAAGCGCTGGCCCGTTCCAAGATTGGGTATATGAACAAGTTCTCCCATCAATTCGCAAGCATGGTGCGTACATGACGCCTGAAACGATTGAGAAGGCTATCTATAATCCAGACTTCATTATCAATCTGGCAACACAGCTAAAGGACGAACAAGCCAAAACAGCGGCACTTACGGCTGATAACGAAACGATGAAGCCTAAAGCGTTGTTTGCAGACGCGGTAGCCACAAGTCACACAACTATCTTGGTCGGTGATCTTGCAAAAGTGCTCAAACAGAACGGCGTTGACATTGGTGCCAAGCGGTTGTTCGCCTGGCTACGTGAGCAAGGCTATTTGATCAAACGGATTGGTGCCGACTATAACTCGCCGACACAACGCGCGATGGAGCTAGGCCTGTTCGAGGTCAAGGAAACGGCGATCAGTCACTCGGACGGCCATGTAACAGTTCAGAAGACCCCAAAGGTAACCGGAAAAGGCCAGCAATATTTTATCAACAAGTTTCTACAAAAGGGGATGACGGTATGAACGAACGCAATGAAAAAAAGCAAGCACCTTATGAACAAGAGATGCTTGCACAAATAGCACTGAGCTTGATCGCTAGCATGAGTGAATTGTCGCTCGATCAAGAAGAAGCAGTTCTGAAAACCGCTTTGTCACTCATTGGGCGTTAGAATCCAAACTCTCCAGATTAAGGTTCTTGATTGCAGCAACGCCGTTAGCCTTCGTCACTAGGACGTTACCAACAAAATGATAAGGAGAAGACAAAATAATGTATATCAACCAAGCGATTAAGAAAGCGGAGACGCAAAAAAGAGGGATTACTCGTAAGACGTGGTTTCCTCGTCCGATGATTCTTATACCGACCAATACAAATGCTGGGTTCCTCATGACATCAATAGGACAAGATCCAAGTCAAAAATGGATGCCATACAGCGATGATCTCACGGCTAAGGACTGGATCCCATACGGCTAAAAGAACGGGATTAGTTTTTTGACACCAGCAATGGCATCAAGAACCTTTTTGACATCATTGCCAAACTTTTGTTCACGCCACGCAATAGCCTGTGTGGTGATGAACGAATTGTAATAACAACCGTCGCCCGGCCAGAGTTTCATAAAACCAGCGTCTCGAAGCTCAGCCATCGTAAACGAAACATCCGGTAGGGACCACTGAGGCATAACGTCATCACGGACTTGCTGTGTAGAACCCATTGTTGTTGCATCACTCTTTGATTTTCCATCAGTAACACTTTCCAAGTGTTTTGACGATAGCTGTAACAGCAAATACTTTGCATCGTTTGTAAGACGTTCGTATTCATCATTCATTAATATCACCTCCTTTCGGGTTTCATTATCCGTCAGGAGGCGATCACAGGAAAGGAGGAAATGCCATGCCACTGTTACAGGTTGTTGAAGATGATCAGATTTCAAGCAAAAAGTATTTAGCGGTCGATGAAGAAGAACTGGCAAAGATGATTAAGGAGAACCAAGAACTCAAACGCAAGCTAGCAGCACGAGGTATGTGGACGCTCACAACCGCAGCAAGCTATGTCGAAGGACATAACAACACGTGGGTAGTTAACAATATTTTAAACGTCCCACGCTTTCACAAGTTCTTGCAAGATACCGTGGTTTCATATCCACCGCCTGGAAAAAAGGGGTATCTGTTTCATCCGAAACCATGGCTTGACTTCTTAGACAAATGGTTCCCAGAGATTTCAAGGTCACTTAGAGAGAAGGGCAAATAATGATTGAATATTTACTAATTGGTGGTGCCTTCGGCGTGATCGTTGGTCACTGCTTAGGCCACAGCGGAAATTGGAGGCAGTGGATTGAATAGCCCGGAGACCAAATTGAACAAAAAATATTCTCCAATATATGGCGATGGTATTAGTGTTTCGGCCAATGATGTTCAAATGGCAGTTGATGGTATTGTCGCGACTTTGAGTAGGCATACGAGCAATCTTGCGGAAGCAAAAGCAATTTTAGACTTGATAGATCTTGATCAATACGCTGAATTAAAACTGATTAAATAGTCTTTCCGCGCTCGTTATGTAAATGGATTTCGCTACTTCATCTGTTTTTGTTGGTACCGGCGTGATGTGGTCGAAGGACGTGGCCACATCAGCGTTAAGCAAAAAGTCTTTTGTTTCTTTTTTACCAAACTCATCTGAATAAGTTATGGACAAAGAAAACTTTCTGGTTTTTAACTCAATTTCTGAGTTTTTGACTGAAATAACGGCTGCATAGGTCTGGTCTGGTGCTATCAGCTGATTAGAAAATAATTCAAAAGGGTTGTTTTCAAACTTTAGTTGCCCACTGTCAATAGCCGGATCAGCCTTGACGGATAAGATTGTTGCTCCTGTTCGGCCAAAGTTCTTGATCATTAGGTAAATTATTGTAGTTTGCGAAGATCTGACAACTTTAAGAAAAGAAACGATGTACGGCTTGTTTGCATCACGTTCTGATTTAGAACTTCGTATTAAAGCGATTGTTGATAGAACAACAGCCACTATCGAAGTCAGAGCTTGTACGATGCTGGAAAAGAGCTCGTATTTATTCATTCTAATCACCTCTTCATGATTATCGCACAAAAGGGAGCAAACAATATGCCCTATTCACAGCTTAATCAACGAAATAATTGGCAAAACAAAAACCGCTAAGCGCTAGAACACTTAACGGCCAAAAATGAGGTTTCACATTGAGTGACCTCATTATATCACAGAAAGAAATGAGGTAAAACAATGGCCAGAGAAATTGGCAAGCAACTTGACCGTCTTGAATCACTTGCATACAAAGTAAGAACTAATCAGTACCTCTTGGATTATTTGAGAGAATGGGCAGAAACCAAGTGCGATCTATTCAGAGATGATGATCCTCACATGACCGATGGTGAGAAGATTCAAAACCGGTTGTTCCTGAAAGATAACTTTAAAAAATACATGGATATCTTGGGTCAAACATCACTCGATATGATCAAATTCGAAGCAGACTTAATGGATGTTCGCCAAAATATTGCCGATCAATACTTCAACAAAGACGGTGACGATCATGAATGAGAAACCAGGTTACTACGCAATCATCCCATCAGATGTTCGATATGATACACGTCTGCCAAGCAAAGCACCATTATTGTACGGTGAAATCACGGCGTTAGCTAATAAGAATGGCTCATGTTGGGCTAGTGATGACTACTTCTGCCGATTATATGGTGTCAGTCGTTCTACAGTGCAGGCTTGGATGCAAGCGTTAGAGAGGTATGGCTACATCATTCGCAATGTAACATTTAAGCCAGATAGCAAAGAAATTGATAAAAGATATATCACATTATCTAGTGCGGTATGCCCAAAAACTGGACAGGGGTATACCGAAAAATCGGACAAGGGTATACCGAAAAATCGGACAGATAATAATACAAGTATTAATAAAAACATACGTGCATCCAGCACGTTAGAGAGTGACTTTGAAAAGCTATGGAAACTGTATCCAAAGAAGATCGGCAAGAAGCCAGCCTTAGCTGCTTACAAACGGGTAATGAGTAGAAAGAAGAACCCTGCTACCAACAGACAAATTCAGGATGGCATTGTGGCTTATCGACAGCTAATCAATAGCAAAGGCACAGAGAAGCGGTTTGTCAAAGACGGTAGTACTTTCTTCAACCAAGAGTCATGGAACGATTACCTTGAGATCGTAAAGGAAGAACGAGATGAGCAGGAAGCTCGAAAGCCTAAGTTCGATCCCAAGAAAACTGCTATTGCGATGTATATCGACTACAACAGTCCTGAACGAGTGCTTGAAGAAATCAAAGCGCAGGGTATTCCGATCAATCCAGAGGATGCTAAACGTTACATTGCTGAATACGATGAACGGAGGCAACAAGCTTGACAAAAAAACTTTATGACCCTAGCAATCCTGAACCACATGTCATGTATGGACTATATACGAAGCCGGAACTCATCAAGTCTGAATGGATTGATCCTAAATGGTTTAACAGCCAGCAATACGCTGCAGTAGTTGCCTACATGAACAAGTTGCCAGGTGACGTCGATACGCTGGAATTGCAGGATGGTTTTGCTACAGCTCATCCCGGCGTGATGTCAGCAGCAGATTGGCAATACATTATGACCAGCGATTTTGGCACCTCACGCTTTGACTGGTGGGTAGGAAAGCTAAAGCGGGACTATTTCCGTAGTCAGCTCATTAAAGCAGCACAAGCGTACTCGGAAGAACCAAGCGAGGACAATCTTACCGCGATGATGGTTGCCTCACAGAATGCTACTGCTGCCAGTCAGACGGTAACTGAAAGTACCATTGCTGATTTGGCAGCAGACATGGAAGACAAAATGATCCACGGTGCCGCTGACAATGGGATTAAAACGTACTTCACTCTTAACAATATTCTGGGTGGTGGTTTGATGCCAGGACGTTTGTTAACGATTGGTGCGCGCCCTGGTGTCGGTAAATCAGCATTCGCGGTTAATCTCATCGTTGAGGCTTTGAAACAGCAACCGGAATTGACAGTTGATATGTTTTCGCTTGAAATGTCAAATGCAGAAAACTACAACCGCTTGTTGGCCTGCAAGACTGGCATCAGTGCTGGTAAATTAATCAACCCGCAGAAAAGTCTAAGCGATGCTGAGAAGGTTGAGGTTGAAAAGGCGGGAAACGTCCTTAAAGACTATCGCTTGCAGCTTTACGACAAGCAGGTGGAATTACCGCAGATCGTCAAAACAATGCGACAGCGAGCCGCTGATGCAGATAAAGGCTATCTTGCGATTGTTGATTATCTCGGGTTGATTGGTGTTCGCAGCCAAGCCGATCGCCGTCTGCAAATCGAAGAGATCACCCGTCAATTCAAAGTGCTGACCAACGAGCTTGGTATCCCGATTGTTTTGCTTAGTCAATTATCACGAGGTATTGAGAATCGTCAGGACAAGCAACCGGTACTATCAGATTTACGAGAGTCGGGATCAATTGAACAAGATAGCAATGCGGTTGGATTCCTTTGGAACAGTGATCGGCAGAATGAAAAATCAGATATACGTACTGTGACTTTAACAATTGCAAAAAATCGTGAAGGAGCACTTGGCAGCATTGATTTTCGCTTTTTCGCACCAAAGTTGCAGTTCAAGGTGGCGTATTGAAATGGCTTATCCAACTATGACACTTAAAGAGTTCAATGCATACATGCAGGAGGGGCATTATCAATACTCGCTGTTCGTTATTCTGCAGCTTGATGAAGCCACGGAATATCTAAAAAAGGCGCAACAAGCCGATACTGGTATGAAGAAGTTTTGGCACAAATGGGCGTACGTGACATTAGTCGATGCGTTAGAGACGGCTGAATCAGAATATTATGGGGAAACTAGTGCATATTTACCGACAAAAGAAACTGATCCAGTAACGCGAGCTTATTGCCAAAACACATACGATATTTGGCGAGGATACTTGCAGAAGCTAAACGTGAGTTTACCAGAACAAAAATTTTGAGGAGGCAAAAGCATGATTGAGCACAAGGACGTGAAGCCAGCGTGATAAGGCTAACGATACCTGGCAACCCAGTGCCACAAGGCCGGCCGAGGTTCACGCGAATGGGTCGTGCTTACGATCCGACTAAATCAAGAAACTACAAGCAGCATGTTAAGAACGTGGCTTCAGAGCTAAATATTGAGCCTCTAAGCGGCCCAATAAGGGTAGCAATGGAAATATACCGTCCGCTCCAAAAGTCTGGCAGTAAGGACTTAATAAGGCAGAAAAAAGAAGGCAAAGTTAGGCCAACAGTTAAGCCGGATGTAGACAACTACTACAAGTCTGTATCAGATGCGCTTACCGGCATTTTGTGGGAAGACGACAACCAAATAGTCGAAATCCATGTTGGCAAATGGTACAGCGATCAACCACGTGTTGAGATTGAAGCAGAAGAGATAGATTAAGGAGGTGTGATTGAGTTGGCAAGAAATGATCTAACTGGGCAGAGATTTGGCCGATTGGTCGCAATCAAAGATGCTGGGTATGTGGATCACGGACATCGTGTTTGGGAGTGTAAATGTGACTGTGGAAATACCGTGTTCGTTCGAGCGGGCTCTCTAAAATCAGGATATACCAAATCTTGTGGTTGTCTCCAAGCCAGTATTTCCCGTGAGAACCTGGAAAAAGCTCATAAGTGGAATCGAACCCACGATTTAAAGGAACATACAAAATTATCAGCGTTGAACGACAAAATATCATCAGCAAATAAAAGCGGTGTAAAAGGTGTTTATTGGAAAGGGCCAAGGCAATTGTGGATAGCGCGTCTATATTTTAAGGGCGTCCTTGTTTTGGACTCTGGATTCGCAAAGAAAGAGGACGCCATTAAAGCACGGCGCGATGCTGAAGAAAAATATTTCAAGCCAATTTTGGAAAAGTATCATCGTGATAAAGAGTGAAATGAGGCACACAAATGTACGCAGTAGCAGGTTTAAACACAGGAACCGAGTATTACCGAGCCAAGTATCAATCAGAGTGTATCCGCTGGATAAACGAGAACATGGCCAAGCACACGGAGTCGCACAACAGCCGTGGCGACAACATTAAGGTCGATATTCCGGAACCACTGATTATCAAGAAAGTAGAGGACGAAAAATGAGCGAAGAGAAAATATACCTTATTAAGAACGATCATGGGGAATACTTGACCGTTGAGCGTACGGCACCTTGGTGGAACAGTCCGGTAGGAACCGCTGTAAGAAATATTGATATTGCGCTTGCATGGGCGGAAAAGTATGGCGGTCACATTGTCACGTTCGTTGAGGAGCCTGAAAAGGTAGTCCTAACCAAAGAACAAGCAGAAATCGTTGAACGTGCACATAGCGGCAAGTACCCAGCAAGCAGCATTGCTTTCTATGGCGATGATGACGAAGAGCTGCTGATGAACGCTTACGTCAACGGCTACACCGTGGCAAAGGAGAAGAAATACAACGTCAAGGTGCCACATACCAAAGAGGCTTGGTATTACAAGTCTGGCGATACAGATTTGTTGACGATTTGCCCAGCGGATAAAGAACTTCGTGGAAAGTTCACCGAATCAGAGATCGAGAATTACGGCTTACAGGACTGCGAAAAAGAAGAGGTGACTGACGATGAGGTATGAATGTCGCAATGTGTTTGGTGGTGAAGTAATTGCCACATTTAGGACATATGAAAAAGCAGAAGAGTTTATAGACACAGCAGCGGAATACCCAGATTGGTGGACGGTTCCGGCAATGACGATTGTGGAGGTGACTGACGATGATGATTAAGCTAGACAGCGGTGACTATGTAAACACGGATTATATTGAACGATTGTGGATGATTAACGAACATGCCGGCTTTATCAGGTTTGTTAACGCTCCAGACGTCCCTATCAGTGAAAAAGATCGTGGTCTTATTCTAAAGGCCATGAAGCCAAAGATCATGCTTACGCTAGGTGAATCTGGGAAACTTGAGCCGACTATTTATCATGAAGGCGGAATAGATTATGGTGCCATGGCATTTTCACCATTAATTAATGGCCAAGAGGTGACAGACGATGAGCAATGAGCAAAGGTTCGACGGGGACGGTTTCGATTGGTTAATTGGACGCCGTATCGTGAAGGTTGAAGATGCAGTTGCGCCAGCAGACACGTATATGGACACCGATGGCTACTTGTTGACTTGCGATGATGGCACACAACTCCTGACATACGAGAACGAGGGGTGTGGGGGCTGTGGAAATGGATGGAGCGATTTGCCAGACTTGTCACTGTTAGCTAACCACGACAACGCAATCACCAATGTTGAAGCAGTGTATGACGAAGATGACACATTTCGTTTGTTTATCTACTTCGCTGATGAGCGCTTCGATGTGGGAAGTGGCGATGATGGTTATGGTAACGGATACTACGGCGGTGGTTTCTACCTACGAGTAATAAAGCCTGTTAAGGAGGAAAACGATGAGCAATGAGACGAAGCGGGACGTGTTCGAGGCGGTTTGGAACCGTCTCGCTGGCTATCAAGTGTTCTTCAATGGTTGGCCTAGGGAAACACTATATGACTACAAGAAACGTTATGACGCCGCGTTGCCAGATGATCTGCCGGTGATTCCAGAACTGATTGGGAAATACCTAAAAATGTGGAAGCATGACCATGGAGACCTATTTCAGGCATTCGATGAGGGCACGTCAGCTAGCTTAGATGGCACTCAATGGGAAAGCGTGCAAGATTGGTTCAGTGACGCAAAAGATAGCTTTGACACATTTGCCCGTGCATGGGTGCTAGGCGCTTGGAAAGTAGAGGAAACCGGCGAAATCGTGAAATTGGAGGCGGAGAAATGAGCCAACTGGATAGGACCGATAAAAAAATGAAATTCAAGATTGTGGGCCGCAATGGCGAAACCGAAATCAAGGAATTCAGGTCTCAGTACGAAGCAGACTTATACTGCGAGCGTCTCAACTATGAGCGGTTGGAACGCCTCGGCTTGATTGAGCACCTGAACATACCAGCAATCGAATTTGAGTAGGAGTACATCACCATGAAAGAAATCGTGAAACTGGAGGCGGAGAAATGAAAATAAGTCCTTATCGTTTCATGTCATGGCTTGGCTTCACATTAGCTCTGGCGTCTTCATTTTTACCTGCAAAATATATGAATTTTGGAGTTTACAAAACATTTACTGGTTTGACACTGATAGCAGTCTTGTTTGCACTTTGGGACATTTCGGATGCAATCAGAGAGAAGCAGAAATGAAACAGATGATTGCCGTTATATTGCTCATCGCGGGTGTTGCAATATGGATGTGGGCTAACTGGAAAAGAGGAAAATGATTGTAAACAAAAAGCGCGTCTGGTGAAGGACGCGCCGGAGGCCAGACGTACGATTGAGAGTGAATTAAATAAAAGATTAGGATTTGGCCTCCGTATACAGTATACCAAAAAGCGCGTCACATAAGCAACGCGCGGGAGATGCTTGAATCAGATTGTTCCCCAACTTATAAGGTTAACACGCATAAGAAAGCATCTCCAAAGGTAGTATAGCAAAAGTCGCCCCGGATTAACAGGACGACTCAGTCTATCAAATCGAATTATTTGAACAGCAAGTATATCACAAAAAACAAAAGCGCACCATTACGGCACGCCGTTTCCCCAAACTTTTACAAATTTAATTATACCATAAGGAGTGGACGCAGTGGTGCGAGCAACGAGATATTTTAGCCCAATTGATCATGACAAAACAATTGAAAACGCCAAAGAGGTCTTGGAGAACTACTGGCATCACAAGCGGCTCGCTCAACGCACCAAAATAGCGCTCAGAAGCCCCGTGATGGACGGCATGCCCAAGTCACCTAGCTATGGCAACAAAGCCGAGGAAAAGCTCGTATCGCACGCTGACGAGCTGTACTACTTGAATGTTTGCGAAAATGCAATCAATGCCATTGAAGATGAAGATTATCGTACCATATTGTGGGAAACTTACATTATCTCACCAAGCAAGCGTCTAACTAATGAAGCCATTGTGGCGAAAGTAAAAATGGAACGATCAGCTTTTTATATCGCTAGAAATCGGGCACTGTACGCATTTGCTGAGCTATGTCCATTAGTTATTTTGGTAAAAAAGCAGAGTGGACACTTTGCGGACTAATTGCGGACACTTTGCGGACTAATTGCTGGGATTTCCGTCATATGATGGTATTGTGCCAAAGGTGAGAAACATGAATTTGTTTTTCGGATAGCAGCGATGTATCGTACTTCTCTGAGATTGCAAACTAGTTAACTAAATGCCAAAATCAGAAAAAGTTACTTGCACAGTGTGATCTTACGTAGTAAAATTTTAGACATTGTGAATTTACTACCCCAACATGAATACAGGAGAGACTTTGGAATGAATTTTAAGAAGAGCGCCATTTTAGTAGTAGTTGCTGCCGCATTGATGGCCACTGGATTTGGAGCCAAAACATTGGCTGACGACTATTGGTCAGGCCATGCGGATGTGGAAGCAATTAAAAATGATATTGACACTCTGGCAAATCGAGTTCAAGCGAAGAATGGACAAATTTCACAGCTTAATTCCGATCTGAACAGCGCCAAATCGTCTGTTAGCGGGTATCAAGCCCAAATGAAGTCACTACAGGACCAACTAACCCAAGCAAATGCTGAGAAGCAATCAGAAATTCAAGAGAAGATCAACGAGATTAACCAGAAAATTGCCGAGGGCAACGCTAAGGTTTCCGACAAGCAAAAAGAAGTTGACGCGGCTAATCAGAAGATTTCTGATCTTCAGCAACAGCTAGCTGATGCACAACAAAAGCTTTCAGATGCTCAAAATAAAAACAATGCGGACCTTAGCCAAGCACTGAGTGATGTTCAGGCTACGCATGCTAAGGCTGATCAGGCTGTTCAAAACAACCAGTAGACAAACAGGAGAAACAATATTTTGTCTGAAACATAGCACTCCATCAAATGGTGAGGTGCTATTTTTGTGCAACAAAAAACCTCCAGCTACCCAGGCTGAAGGCATACATGAGGGAAGTAAATGTGATTGCAAGGGTGGCTTGCCTTGCACGATCAGTATAGCAGATGAGTTTATCAAATACGTAAAGCTCTTGTACCGGATTTGTACAGGTTTAAAAAAGCGACAAAAAAGCCGACAGTTTGTCGGCCAGTTAATTAGTCTTTTTTATCTGTGCTGAGCTTGTTTTTCACATCATCTACTGTGTCTTTAACAGCATCTTTGGCATCATCAAGCTTTTCCTTGGCTTTACCAAGTATGCCTTCTGCTTTGCCCTGTGTTTCGCGAGCCTTATCACCCGTTAATTTACCTTCAACTTCTTTTGCTTTACCGGAGATCTTGTCCTTGGTGCTGTCGACTTTACCATCTAAACTCATAGATATTACCTCCTTTTAACATCAATTATCATATAAGCTTATACAAAGTGCAACAAAAAAGCCCTCAGAGACCAGTCCAAGGGCCAAAAGAATGAAAAAACGGAATACTTGTGTGAGCAGCAGCGGTTGACTTGGAGGAGAAAGGCCACTGCTCACATATATATATTAGCACATTCCTTATAGAAGATACTAAAATAGCCCTCGGTTGGGGGCCGAGAGCCTAAAGAAAGGGTATTACAAAGGAGTGAAAATGAGTATCTGTTGGGAACAATTTAATTCTAACTCATCGAAATTTTTTAAGCAACAAAAAAGCTTTCGGGGCCTAATCCGAGGGCTTAAGAACTCGGGAAGTTCTTCATGAGAATGTGAGCAGCGTCATCAAACTGCTCACGGACATTATATTTTCGGAGGCGAGTAGATGCAGTGGACAGATGAACAAATTAGCGGCATTAGGAAGCTCGCCTCTGAAGGCTTTACCAGACGAGAGGCGGCAGACAAGCTCGGAATTAGCTATGACGCGCTTCAAGGTAAAGCAAGACGGATTGGTATCGAGTTTCAGAAGCCGCTAAAGAATGAATACGATTCAGACGGCACGCAATCAAGTGAAACCATTCTAAAAGTTGTCAGGGGTCACAAAATGACGCCTAGAGAGGTTTTAGAAGCTCACGGGTATGATTGCACCAAGTGGGAGCTTGTACGTGCCACAAGCAATTTTTGGAAGCAGACGCCTGAAGCAACATTGTATCAAAGCAAGATACAAATCAGGCCGCTAGTTGAAGCGG